CTAATTCACCATAAACAAATGATTCTCCTAATAGCCAGTATTCTTGAGCAATTTGCACGCAAATGTTCATTAAATCAATTTCTTCAATCATATCATTAAAGAATTTTTCAATGTCTTTGTTAGGACATTTAATACTTAATTTACTAATTGGATAGGTACTATGAAGATTGATAGCGTTATGAACAAATGGATTAAGGGCGTAGAAGCTACGGCACCAAGCGTTAATAGTCGCCCTATCACGCGGTAGATTAAGATTGCTATTTAGCCATAAGGGAGAATAAACTTCTGGAGTCTGTTTTACAGTATCCCCGTGTCCGCCAGTATGACCGCCGCCACTACTAGAACTAATAACTTGAGCGGATTTTTTCATACCTCCTACTGAGGCGACTACACGAGAATGATAGGTAGCCAAATCATCTTTAATAGAAGGTCCAGAACCATCTCTAAATAAACCTTGTTCTACTTCGTCAGCAATGCCCTGTCTCCTAATATCGGAAACATTACGTGACATTATTGCACTAACCTGTGGAATAGAAGATCTATTTCCAAAATATTGATCAGAGTTAGAGGGTCCTACCCATAATTTTGCGGATTTGTTAACAGCCATAAAGCCTCATTGTTTCAACCACACTCTCACCCTACTATACTCAACTAATAATATATCAATAAGATATTGTATTTATAGGATTAAAACTTACGTTGGACATACCCAGTAACTGCTAATGGCTTATTAAGTTGTTTAAAACTTTGTTGCTGAAGAAGTGGATTATTTTGAGTAAAACCCCTGGTAATGATGAACTTGTAAGCTAAGTAAGCATTCAATAATGCCATAAAACCATCGTTTGGGGTACCTCCTTTCACATAATGAATACTTGGATCTCCTGTCCTAGAAATGGAAGGTTTAATTTCCATGCTCGCACAATGCTCAACTAACCATGCTATTTTTTCATAATCACCATATGGAAATTTGATCATTCCTTTCTTCATTTGTTCATATAGTTCTCCAATATAATAATCTCTTTCAAAGATTAATTCTTTTGGAAAAGCGTCGGCAGTAAATTTAACATGACCATTTATTCTATTATGAGCACGAGAAACTAGATATTTATCTCCATAAGCTTGATGCAACATATGAGAAAAATCATTTGAATAACCAATATCTCCAATAGCTAATTGAACACTATATTGTCTCATAATTTGGTCAATGATTCCCTTTTTACTTTCCATATCATTACGTTTGAATTTAGTGGCAAATTCAATAGATAATAAATTAGGACCTTTTGCTACTAAAACAACAGCAGTACTGTAAGATTGTCCAACTGCTTTGACTTTATCTGGATTAGCTAATTGTTCTAAATCTGCCCTAGCACCGTAATCTATTCCTAAAGTGATAATCTGTGGATTAATAGTATTCTTTTGTGGAATAATACGAGCACTAAATTTTCTACCAATATCCGCACAATGTTCTTTAATCTCTTCTGGTGTAATAGGGCTAGAATCTCCTTGAAAAAACTCTCCTAAAACTTCGTTTTGAAAAACACGTTCAGTGTTAATTGGATGCTTTCCAGGTAACTCGTTTTCAATATCCTCTCTGGTAAACATGGGCATGTAAAGCTGATTGATATGAAACCCAATCATTTTACAATCTTCATCATCTGGATTTTTTAAGGCTACCCATTTACCACGTTCAGCGGCTGGACGTTTATCTTGCTCATGACCACACTTAGTACATTTAACAATGTGACCATGTATCCATATTTCCTTCCAGTCATCAGAACCAGGAGTATATAAAGGAAAATGCTCTTTACAATTTTCACAACCTAAATAATAATACTGTTGAGAAGAAGTCTGCCACATTTTATAAAAATCAGAGCCTTTACGTCTTGGAGTTCCGAAGTAAATTTGTACACCTTTAGATGGACGTCCATATTTAGCGGTGGTCAGAATTTTTAAAGCATTTCCGATAGCTTGATCGGTTGTCTTCTGAACTTCATCAAAAAAGATCATATCAGCCGTACGACCCATTATTCTATCAGCATCTAAACCGGTTGATTCTACCCATAAATGGTTACCACCAATAAATTGTTTAAAATGTAAAGAATCATTAGTAGCGGTAGATTGATCTAATAAAACTTGCATGTAAGTCTTTGGCTTCAATACTTTCTTTTCGTCTTGACCAGGAGCTGGTACAGATGAAAGAATCATTTGATTCAATTTAGTTTTAGAATAGGCGGCAGCTAATTCTAATTGTGGGAAGGCATGAATAATTCTAATGGCTGGATTAAAATAGTTACCAAAAATGCCGGAGCCCATAAAATACATTTCTAATGCGCTCGCCATAGTAGTGGCGCCAACCTGACGACCTTTAACCATAATTACTGGTTTAGCATCAGGTTCTAAGGCTTTAATACCGATGTATCGATATATCTCACTGAAGGGCTTGTATCCATTGCCGTGTAGGCTAAATGGTTTACCATCAAGTGTTAGATAGGTCTCGCAAAATGTCACGGGATCTATCATTAATAGCTGTTGTCTTAACTTTAAGAATAATTCTTTATTTGGATCAGTTGACATGGGAATATTCTAGAATATTCCCATGTCAAGCAATAAAATTAACAAATTAGATGATAAAATTTGTATAAACTGTCTTTTACCACTTACGACAGACAATACTAGAACTTGCGATATCGCACAAAACTGTTACATTTGTAAGCTTTGTCGTAAATTGAGAGATAAATTAAGATACCAGAATAAAAAAGAGATAATCAGAGAACAACAAAGAGGATATGATCTCGCTGTTAAGATGAAAATAATTGAAGCATATGGATGGAAATGCGCTTGTTGTGATGAAAACAAATATGAATTTCTAACAGTAGATCACATCAATAGTGATGAAGCTGTAAAACAGATCACTGGTATCAAACTATATCGTTGGTTGATTAAAAATAATTTTCCGAAAGAAGAATATCAGCTACTGTGTTATAATTGCAGTTGTGCAAAAAATTTCTTTGGATACTGCCCTCACAATAAGCCAGAAATCACAATTAAAACCGGTAAATTAGCTAGAAAATTGCCTGGGTAAGTGCAAACGCCTTAAAGTTTTACGGGAGTTAATGCGTGAAATGCGTCAGTATTGGATGGATCAATCTCTGAATCTGCACCTGTGTTGCGATTTCCTAAGTTATGATCTTGATTACGATAATTATTTGGATTGCTTTCTTTAGCTTTCTCATTCATTTCACTAACCAAACGAATTAAATTGTCATCTTCCCAATCATCGGCACTGGATACATCTCCCTGATGAATAGAGTGAATCTTTTCAATGATAGCAGGAACTACTGCGTGACCTTTAGTAGTATTAATATAGTTTTCTAAAGTTTTTCTGATGGCTGGGCACTTCTTAATAACAATAGGTTCTACATTAACTTTTTTTTCGAGAGTATTATTCTCATCACCTGAAGCTCTTTTTGATTTAACGTTTTCGGTGTTTGAAACTTTTTTATTATATGCAGTGACTCCACTTCGTTCCTGCATATCTTTGACCGCGGCTTCAACAGATGTATATTTAGCTTGACCACCATTCATAATTGAATTAATTTGATCAAATAAAGACACGGGTGGCTTCGGTTGAACTGCACCTTTTATTAAACTTTTTTCAAATTGTTTAAACCAGTGATCATCTCCGATGGATTCATCAGATTGTCTAGAAATAACCGATTGATGGCGTGAATTTTTATTTGACATGATTATCCTGGATAGTTAGCAGCCCAATCCATGTTATCTGAGCTTCTTGGATCAACATCCTGATCTGGCATAAAGCCACGATCTTGGCGAACTAAATAGCCCATATCAGCTAATAGTTGCATAACTTCAGCTTGTTGTTGTACATTCAACTTATAAAATTTAACTTGTCTGTCAAATAAATCTTCGATATCATGTCCGGCAGAAACCATTCCATTAATACATACTCTAGCTACTCTAGAAATAAGCAATGGTACCATTACATAGACTCCAGAAACACCAGTAATCTTTTGAGCTTCTTTTACAAGACCCTCTTCTGTTTCAAAATCCGATTTCTTTTTACGACTTGTCTTTTTGCTCTTTTTAACTTTGTCAAGACGTTCGTGTAATCTCTCGATACCACTATCAATAGTAGAGCGAACCTTCTCTATCTGGTTGGCGTCTAGTTCTTCATCTAGATCAAGTCTCATAGCTTTAGAAATTTCGTTATCGATTCTTTCTAAATAAGCAATGGCTCTTTCTAATCCAGCCGTATCTTGACCGGAATGTTTTGGAACACTATCACAACGCTCTTTGACCCAAGCAACGAATCCGGTAGGACCCTTAGATTCCCAATCCCATTTTTCGTTCTTTTTTGATTTACTATCATCAGCTTCATCTAGTTTAGCTTTATCATCTTCTTTGATATCTGATTCATGAACTTCAATTGGTTCAGGTGAATGTGCTGCTCCTGGCACGCCATCAGCAGGAAAAATTATTTCAATGAGAGGTTGATCTTGAACTTCCATTGGTTCATGAGAATGAACTTCTTCAGGATGTGAATCAGATACTTCAAGAGGTTGTAATGCCTCCATTAAATGATCTGGAAGCGGACCCTCATGAGGGTCTACAACCTGTAAATATGACAAATCTTGTGCTGTTGACTGTAATGACATGTTTAGACCTCTAAAAATCAATTTTTATACTGATATGCCTTTATATGTAATAATATCCGTTGTTTTTAATGCCAGATATTTTGATAGCTTGTATTACCTGAGTCTGTAGTTCCATAATCTGGATTGATATTATTAGAATTAGTTAAATCCTCGTCAGGAAGGTCAATTCCTTCCGGAAGACCATATGGACCTTCCGAGCCTGGAGTTAAAGGTGGCTCCCCTTCACCTGCATATAAGGCGCCTCCCTGGTGACACTTAGGGCACGGATAAGTGGTATCAAACAAATCTACGTCATCTCCGTTAAATCCACAATTTGGACAGCCTCGTGGATACTGGTTGCTGCCTGAGTAGTCTCTGCCAAAGTCTAAAGTTGCAGGAGATTTTTCTTCAAAATCGTAAGCCGGCGTCGAAACATCAGAATAACCCAACGGTCCCTTAGCCTCTTCACCTTGATTATCTCCAACAGTTGGATCTAATGTTTCGTCCAAAGGAAAATCTATAGCTCTTTTAATTATTCTGGATAATAACTTAGCTCTAGCCTTCATTTTAGGATTTTTTTTAGTACGCTCACCGTTATCGAGTTGCCATGAATCATCAGCCACATAGCGTGGTTTAAGTCTTTCCCTACGTGCCTTTAGAAATTCCGCTACTGATTTATAATTTTGTAGACCATGCCATCCTGTACCAGGACCTACATCTTCCATCCCGGGAATCGTATACAGATCATAATTCTGATAAAATGGTTCCTTGAAACGTGGCTGTACTACAATTGCTTCGTCAGAATGATATTTCTTTTTGCCTGGTGTTGGTTCATTAACTCCACCACCACCTTGAAAATAAGCTTGTTTATTTCCCATTATTTCCTCTTATTTTGGCGTAATAAGGATAAACTGTTTTAGTAATAGGAATATGGTTCCAAATATTCATTTTTGAAATGAGAAAACTAGCTTTATCTGCATCTCTAGTAAAAGCTTCATCTAATTTTTCAGCTAAAGATTTATCACTAGCAATTTTAATTGATTCTGGATTTTTTTGAACGAAATCAATAATACTTGGATCCACATCAAAATCTAGTTTGGCAGCTAAATAGATTGCTCTAGCCACTCTATTTCTATTAGTAGTTAATGTAATATCCGGAGATAGACAAGTTCTAATCATACGATCTTTTATATCTTTAAATCCACGATGTGTAACATCGGTTAACTGTTTTAAATCCAAAGATAATAGCAAAGCATTACAGGTAAAATCTCTACTAAACATTTCTTTCTGCATGTTAGTGGGATTAGTAATTCCTTGTTTTATAAGAAGAGCTTCAATGTTGGGAACATTAAAATTAGAAGAAAAATCCATTTTAAACGAACCAATATAAATGGAACTATGACCGTCAGACATAGTTTTTCTTGTTACATTATATTGTCTTTTTAAAACTTCACTAAATTCTTGAGACAGATAATCAACCGTTTTATCACCGGTGGTAATATCTAAATCTGAAATATTTTCTAAGTGTTTAAGATAACGATCACGAGGCGTACCACCGCATAAATAGGCTTCAGAAGAATCTATTTTCTGCTGTACATTTTTCATTATTTGCAAGAGTTCTCGTAGTTTCATTCATTTCATTAAACTGCTGGAGGCACTGGTCGTGCTGGTGGGGGAGTTTTCGCGGCTGGAGCACCAAGATCTTCTGCAATCTCCACTTCTGGAGTTTCTTTTCCGCCGCCTGACAATTCGGCTGCTTCTTGATCTTTTCTCATTTGTTTTCTAGCTTTTTCTTTTTCTTCATCAGATTTCAATTTATTTTTGATACCAGCAATTTCTGGTCTTTCAGGAGCTTCTTCACCTTTAATATCTGTGTTGGTACCAGCAATGGCTCCACGCAATTTAGAAAGGATATCCTCAACACGAGTAGAAATATAGTTATTTGATTCTAAAGATTTATTGGTAGCTTCTGCTAAAGAAGGAAAGTAAGAAGCAAGTCCTAAACTATCTAACATCATGTCAACGATAGCTAGTTGTCTTGGAGCCTCTCTAGTTTTATAAAACTTAGCAATGTCTTCTAGTTTAGCAGCCACATCAGCAATAGTGATATTAGCAAAAACTTCGTCTACTTTGGCATCAAAATTGCTAGCCACTGGAGCTGGCGCATCTTCGCCGGCAGGTTTCAAATCTTCTTCACTTACTTCTAAAGGTTCTTCAGTAGCTGGTCCTTTTGGAGTGACAGTAGATTTTTCTTTTATTGGAGCTTTGATTGGAGAAGGATCTAGTTTTGATGGAGCGGGGGAATCAGTAATTGGAACATCATCCGGTTTAGCTAGTTGAGCTTCTGTGACTAATAATCCATCTTCACCATCGACTACATTAAGAGTGTCATCTTCTACTTCCAAATCATCCTCAATAGTATTACTATCGGGGGAGGTAACTTTGGCAGTATCCATTCCCTCTAAAAATTCTTTAATACCAGGTGGCTGACTAGGAGCACTCTCTGGTGGATTTTGAGCCATACCTGGACCCATAGAAGGTAATCCTCCTGGGGCTCCTTGAGGCTTGGTTGGCATCTCTGGAGGCGTGGCAGGTGGCAAATTCATTGGAGCTTTAGGATCACCTTTAGCTTGTTCACCACTCGCACCAGGAGTTTGAGCTAATGAATATAGTACATCAGCAGCTTTAATGAAACCATTTCTATTAAGAACGTTAGCTTCACGAACAATCATATCATCATACAATCTAGTAGAAGTACTAACCTTATTAACCATTTGAATTTTCTTCTTTAGTTGATAAATGGCTTCCAATAAATTTTCAAATTCTTTTCCAGAAAAAATCTGACCATGTGGAGAACGAACAAGTTTTTCAGCAGAATCTAATCTGCCAATAATTTTATCTCTTTGTTTTTCAATAATTTGTTTTTTCTCGGATTTAGACATACTTTCTTCGACTTCATCACGAGCGAAATCAATATCTTTACCTTGAACTTGCGGTTCGGGCTCTTTAACTGGATCTGGTTTAATTTGTAAAAAATAACCAGGACCAGCATCCTGATTTTCATACCATAATTGTGCAAATTTATATTTCATGTGTTCTCCTGCTTCATGAAATCGGAGCCAGTTTAAAAAATCAAACGTCTCCATAACGTTCCATCCAGAAGTAGTTTGACGGATAGCTTTTACTCTATCACTCCCGTCTTTTTCTTTAAAGTAAATTTCACGAACAGCCTGCAACCACTTTTGGGTATCACGTTGTCCTGGAATGTACATATAAGCATCATTATTAGGATATGCTTTCAAGTTCAACTTAGGATTTTTTTCTGGATCAAATTGATCATAAGGTAATTCATGTTCCTTGAAAAATTCCATTATTTTTCCAATTTTGTGTTTGATCTCCGGCGATAATTCCATTTTTTCGTCAGGATGCACTTTCGCCATTTCCAATTGCTTCTTGGAGAATAACTCTGGACGATTTGATGGAACATTATGCTTGGTCATATTTCATTAACTTTTTTGTTGATAGTTTCATTTAACATTTTGACTTCCGCCATTTTCATTTCTTGCGTCGGTGGCGTTGGTCCAACAGGAAGTTTAAGTGAAGCAAAATCATCAGCAAATGTGTCTAAAAATAATTGAGATGCCTCTAGATCCATGTTCATTAAAACTTTCTTAATTACATTATGAAATACGGCAATATGCTGATCTACAACTTGCAAAGTTACATTGTGTTGAATCACCTGATCGGCTGCCGGTAATTCATTATATTTATAACATTTATCTAACAGATTACCAAACATTTCACTATAATCAATTAATAAACGATCTACTTTAGTGTTAATATTATCTGGATCTGCTTGAATTGCATCAAATAATTGAGAAATACGAGTCTCAATATTGATTGCCAATCTAGCTACCATTTGTTTAATATCTAATTCATTATCCAAAGTTTTAATTATTGTGTCTTTGTAATGTGGATTATTTTTAACTGCTAGCTCTAAATCATCTTGAGTACCAGTAACGAGAGCCGCTTTAGTTTTTGATAAATCCTGTTGTACATCATTATAAAAATCTAAATAGTTATTCTTGAATGATTTAAGAATATTTTCAGAGATAACAAACTTAATTTCACTCACAGTAGAATATTTAGCGGCAAGACCATCATGTATATCTTTGGTAGATTGTCCAATGATTAATTTAGATATAATTTCATCTTTATCTGGATGATCAAGAATTTTTTTATATGTAGGCTTATTCATAAAACCTCTTTATGTCTTATATTATTTACACCATCAAAATTATTTTGTTTGGCACTTAATGGTCTCAAATTTTCTAAAGACCAACACTTTTTGAAATTTTCGTCTTGCATAGATGTATATGGTAAATCAGATTGAGGAATTATATGATCAATCTGCCATGTCCAAGTTGTTGAATCGTTATTATCCCATGTGTTAGAGTTATAAACTCCCCAATTATTCCAGCTCATCCATGGCTCAAATTGAATTTCCAAATGTTGTTTTAACTCTTCAATTGAATAATTAAAATATTTAAGACAAGAAATGCCATTTTTGGAAGAACCATATTTTTTTATACTATGATTAATCATTCTAGAGACATCTTCTCTTAATCTAAAAGAGGGATCATTCTGTCTTCTTTTTTTTCTATACCTGTTATTTTTTATGATTATTTTTGTTCCATTTTCATTGCGATATTTTTTCTTCTGTAATAAAATTATGCTTTTATTATCTTCATAGTAATTTTTATTATATTCTAAAACTTTTTCTTTATTATTTTTTCTATATTTTTGTGTATCTTTTTTAACACATAACTTACAAACGTTAAAATATTCATTCTGAACTTTTCTAAAATAAAAATTCTCTATTATTTCATTTTCTTCATTACATTTTATACATTTTTTGTAAGTAGGTTTGTTCATTTCTTTTATATCTTACAATTATGGTTTATTGTAGCCGAGTCTACCTTCACGAGTATCAAAGATAGCGTGATATGGAATATTAACACTTTGTGTTTGTTGAGCAACATCACCACCGGGAACTTTTTTACCATTATTTAATTGAAATCCAGTTTCAAAATTATACGATTTTTTATCTAATTCACATTGCCACATGTGCTCGCCCACGCGCGCAATTTGAACTCCTGGATGATCAGGACAATAACGAGTGTTCAAAGGCGCTTCCAAAACTCTATAAGCATCATCCGTCATTTTGCTTTTTTGAATAGCCTTTTCAGCATCAGATACTTTATTAATATCAGCTAGTTCCTTGGTAGGTCCTTCGTATTTTTTCTTCAATTCGAGAAGACGGTTTTCTTGCAAATCTTTTCTCTCTGCATAAGCATTAGGAGGAGCTGCAATAGAAAGTAGCAATTCATCGAGAACGGAAGCTTGTTTCTTTAATTCCGGATCTCCCGAGGAATCAAGAGCGGTAGCTAGATGAGCTAGTTCGTCGATTGATTCAGGAGTGATTTTAGACTCATCTGGTGGTTCCATTGTGTCGACTTGATCAGCAGCATTTTTGAGAAGTACAGCCGCTAAGGTACAAGACTCCGCCACTACACTCATGCAGTCGTCATCAGATTCTGCCAAAAGTAAAGCCTCATTATTTGGACTTTCTAGCCAAGCGGCAATGGCATGTAACATTTCTGCGATTCTCATAAATTACCTCTTAATACCCTATTTAGTAAAAGAAGACGACCTTTACTTTTAAAAGCCTCAGCTTTTTCTTGGGACTCCTCATATTGTTTTTTATCTTGTCTTCTCATCTGCTCGTGAATTTTAGCAGGATTTTTCAACGGGGAAGCCACGGATCCTCTTTGTTTGGCTTCTGGAATGGCTACGTCGCTACCTAAAAGAGATGGATCCGCATAATCAGGGTCACCATCTACGGTCTGTTCAGGATCCTCTTGATTAGGATCATCTAGTTTATCTACCACCGGCATAGGAACATCTGGTGTATTCTCTTGTTCTAAATCATTTGGAGATGGTTTTTGATTCTCTCTAGCTAATCTAAATTTTTCTCTTAAAACTTCTCCATTATTACCACCATTAATAAGAGTAGTAAGTTCTTCTCTTATTAATGGAAAATACATTAGATAGTCAGATAGTAATATTTTACTGAACGTTTCTTTATCCAAATTATATTTAGCAGCTTCATGACTGTTAGTTAGAAAATCAGTTATTTCTTTATCACTTAATCTTCTTCTTTCAGCTAATTCATAAGTTGATAGTAATGGTATTTTTGCTATTTCTGGAATTGCGCGTTGTAATCTTCGCGCAGCACTCTCTAAAATACCAGAATATATTTCTACCGTCTTGCGCGCTTTCTGCAAACGCAATTCATATTGACTCTTTTGGGATTGTGTTAATCCTTGAGTAGCCTTAACCATCTTTACTTTAAAACTTTCAAGACTATTTACTGGACTATGTACCATTCTTTTAGTAAGACCCAAACCATAATTGATATTTTCAAATAATAACTTTGGATTATTATTAGATGAATTTGTAGAATCGGATATGTTTTTAACCATTTCTAAAAAAGCATCAGCTAATCTATAGCCCGAATTAGACCAATATTGAAGAGTCTGATCTTTAGCATTAATAATCTGAGCCTTATATTTTTCAGCTAAATCTTTTTTAACTCCTAACATTGCTTCAGCAGGAGTTTCAACTGGATGAGGCAAACGGGGACGAGGGGGCGCGCCGAAAGAGGTTAGTCCATACTTTAAATCTAAAATTTGAGCTATCCTATATAGACTCATAGATCACCCGAAGATCTTAGAGTTATTAAATACCGCACCCTCATAAGTCTCATCCATACCTCTACGGTAAAGAGGACGACAGTTGCCATCTTTGTCTTGATATACTTTATGAGCTGGTAATCCGGTATGAACACAGATTGGATGTTCGCTCGAAGCATTCTTAATAGTGTGTGAGCATTTAGAAGTCTGAGAGGCATCAACCTTATTAGCCAGTCCGTGCATAAACATCTGAAATCCAGTAGCGTAAGCTCTCTCGTCACCAGCATTAGCTAAAACATTAAGAGCATCTTCAGCTCTGGCATGATTACCTTCCGCAACGGCTTGTCTAATATTGTTAACCAAATCACTTGGTTTCAAGCCAAACAATGGGGATGCCGCAGCCGCCGCTTTGAAATCACTCTGATTATTAATGTAAAGCTCGTTAACACTTTCTTGGGTGAAGGAAGAGACTGAACCATTACATAGCATTAAAGTTGGTTTAATAACTTTACCACCGCTAAATTTGACAGGAACGGTAAATCCAACTTTTCCAGCATCTAAAGAGACACTATAAAATACAGTATTGTCATCGTTCTTGTTGACAGTTACTTGTGGATTTTTATGACCAAAACTCAAAAGTTCTCTAGTAATGTTTTCTCTAGCAGCAGCAACCTTATCTTTGCCGAACTGCCATGCAGCTTGACCATAAGGAGAAGTAAATTGTTTTTCAAAAGAAACGAACTCGCCATACTTCGGAAGTTCAACATCTTTCTTAGAAGCTTCGGCTACCTTTTGTCCAACAACTTGATTTTGGAAGAATTCAGCTTTACCTTGTCTAGTGGCGTTAAGTTTAGTCAAAGCAATTTCTGCATCACTAACTTCTCTGTTTTCAGAAGCCGCAGTCGTCAAAACTCCCAAAATGTTAGCAGCATTAATTTTCAATTTATTGCCAGCGTAGGTAGTAAGATAAGTTTTAATAGCAGTGTGGTTTAATTCTTGAGGACCAGTGTTTCCCATAAAAATAGATGCTTCCACAATCTTATTATTACGAGTTTCTACAGGAACATAAAAACTAGTCATCCCCTTTGGAGTTTCATAATCGGCTCTAATAACTAAAAATTTATCATTACCCTCATCGACAGCCAATGCGGTAGGTCTCAAACTCCAAGCGTCTAAAGTAGACGCGACTGACGCTAATGATTTATTAGCTAAATCTTGGGAATACATTTTTAAAGGAATATGTTTATCGAACACACTAGTAAGCGCATTGGATAAAATCGAATCGCCAACTTGAAATGGATTCAAATCTTTCTTAGCATCATCACGTTCATAAAGAGTAGGGGCGGATACCGTTTCTACAACGCCCAATTCATCTTGGAATACTTCGGCAAATTTAGTATTACGGGAATGAAGTTTATTATATAAACCCTTTAATTCTGCTCTAGTAATGGATAATACATTGTTGCTTGCCATTTTACTAATGACTCTAGACATAGCACCAATTGTTTTATCACATGGATAAGTGGTTACTGCCTTAGCTAATTTTGCAGCTAAAATAGGAGTAAATACTTTTTGATTGTCCTCTACTGACTTAGCTAGAGAGCCCACTAATTGTTGTATTTTGTCATTGACGCTCATTTATGTACCTATTCCGTAATGTTAGACCAACTCAGGGTATTTACTTAATACCTCTTTTTTAGCTGATTCAGTCAACTCATTCAGAAGAGCTTTGACCAATTTTTTATTAGCAGCTAGCTTAGCAGGCAAATATTCTTCAACTTTAGAAAGTTCGGCACGAGGAATTCCTAATTTGTTAGAAGCTAATCTAACAAGCGGATCTCCCCTATAAGAGATTTGTAAGTCTCCGGCAGTTTTACTGACCACTACGTCCCAGAGAGCGGCGGTCCTCGCTTCATCATCTGGTTGATACATGGCGACGATGTAATCACCATCATCTGCACTTTGTACTTGCCATAGGTCAGCACCCTTGTCTCCGTCCTTGAACCTGACAACGTCAAAAGCTACCGTCTCCAACTGATCTTTAACATCAGCTAGGCGATATGCCTTCTTGGTGATCTGGTTTGCCAAACCTGAGTAATCTATCGAAAATTTTGACATCGCGTCTCCCGTAAACAGAATATACCCTATCTTAGATAAAAGAATATTGGTATATTCTGAACTTTATTGGTGGTTGAACCTACTAGGTAGATTGCATAATATTGCCACACTTCTCTCACCAAAAAGCTTTATTTCTAAGCTTGGAGACTAAAACTCGTAGTTTTTCCTCATCCATCAAGATATCATAGAGTTTATAACCTTGAACTTTTATATCAGTTGACAACTTACCAGTTTGAGTAGTCGATCTTATTATAGGTATCTCTAACATCTTGTAAAATTCTCGAACCTTACCTGCACATTGATTACATACATTACAGTCATTAGGATTATGTTCCGCAGTCCTGTTAATTAGATGTTCTTCGTCTTTCTCGTCTATACTCATTAAAGCACTCCTTACAATATGTATCTAATCCAGATTTAGTTTTCTTATTTGGGCGAAACTCTGCACCATCTTTGATTTTATGACATAGCCCACACTCTTTAGTATTAGCTATTGGATCATAAAATAATTCTTGTCTCTTGGGTGGTTGAGGTCGGGGAACAGAATACTTATCATCTTGTTGTTCGAGGACCGATTTTCTGCGATGACATAGGGCACACAACACTTGGCACTTAGCCAGCTCGGTTAACAGTATTTCTACTTTTCGACTTTTCAGTTGACACACATCATACAATTTAGTGGTCGGATTAATATGATCAATTTGCATATTATAATGTTCATACTGTTGCCCACAAATAGTGCAAGGATGTACTTTGAATGCATTGATGATACCAATATTTCGTTGCATATGTGGCGGATATTTTCTATCGTTTCCTAATTCATTATTAAATCTATCGTATGTTCTTTTATTGTGACATAATAGACATATAAGATCACACTTTTCTATTTCCGCGATGATTACTTCTTTTGGCGTATTATTCATTACCATACGACTAACACTTTTTATCTTATTGCCTCGACTTAAAATATGATCATAATCCATACAATATGGTTCATATATTTGACCACAATCGACACAAGGTATGTTTGATTTCAGATCTTGAAACCACTGAACGCGTGAAGCTCGCCAATCATTAGTATATTGGCGAGCTTCACTTAAATTTGATTCTCTATATTCTTTTCGATAACTTTTCCAACATTCGCGGCACCAATATGATAAACCGTCCGCATACGATAAATGTTTAGAAAACTCGTTTTCATCTTTAGAAATTAGGCATTTGGTACATTGCTTCATACATAGCAATATAACGACTTATTAGCGCTTTGTCAATTTTCTTACCATTTTTCGTCTCTACACTCCTGCATTTTTTTCAGGATATCTTTGATTTTATCATCCATCTCTATGATTTTCTTGATCTTCTTGCGGGCTCCGCCATAAACCTTTTTCCCATTCTTATAATCGACGTTTCCGTTCAAACTTTTTGTTATTGAACTTTGGTTCACATTTAGCATTTTAGCTATCTCCATTTGAGTATAGCCATCTGCATATAGTCTAATTACTTCTCTTTGTCTTGGGGTTAAAAGAGTATCTACTACTCTCCAAAACTCTTTCTTTAATTGATCTTCTAAATCAATTAAGGTTTCATCATAGGCGAAACCCCCAGTCAATCTATTATAGATACTATCTTCGTTACAAAAGGTTTCCATCATTTCATTGCTGCATACAGTCTCAAGTAAAACCCATTGGTAACGATCTGAACGATTTTGTCTTTTGGTCATTATTATTTTCCTGGTTAAGATTCGACATGAACATAATAAAGAATAACTTCCTAACCTTCAACAGAAAAAGACACGGACTCATCACCACTTTTTGAGAAGTATTCGTCTATGTCTTTATAGTGCTTCGGTAAATAAAAATTCTGAATATTGGCAAATTTGCCAAACTTATCTATAATTAATTTCCTCCCCTTTTTACCACCTTCATCATTATCTAATAATAAGAATATGTTATCGGTGTATCTGCTAATGACGGAAAATTGATAGGATGACATATTATTACTACCTAAAGCAACAATATTTTTAAATCCCCTCTCCACTGCTTTTATAACATCAAATTGACCTTCTACGATGTAAACGGCATTTTGGTCTAAAATATGTTGTTTATTTTCGAATAAACCAAATAAATGGTTCCTTTTCTTAAAAACCGTATTTTTATATTTACTCGTTTTATGAGACTTCATATCATCTTCCGACAATAATGTACGTCCGACTAAAGCCACTACTTTACCATAACTATCTTTAAATGGCATAATTAATGGATGATGTTCAAAAAAAGAAACATTGACTTTTCTAAAACACAAAGAGTCTTCAATATCTTTAGAATATAGAAGCTTTGTCTTTTGAAGAATATCTTCCCCTACCATATCTAATAAAACTTGTAAATTAGATGGATCTGGAAAATATCCAAATTGGAATAATTCTTGACTTTTCCTACTCAAACGAGAATCTAAATAAGTTTGACAATCTTGGGCTTCCGGAAAATTATTAAGTAAATATTTACAAGAATCTATAATTTTATCTAACATGCCAACTTCCTCATCTGGTATGTTCAAACGTCTTTATCAGCCGTTCTCAACTTTTCTTTTAGCATATTCTTAAAAATAGGGCTAAGATTGTCCATTGGTTGTGAACAGACACCACAGACTATATCGTTCGCCACTACCTTTGGACGTTCTTCTCTTCCACATTTCGCACACTTAACTGCAAATGGCTTGGCTTCCTTTTTTTTATATTGTTTCATACTCTTCATTTGAGATTTAACAAATGGAGTTAGATTAACAATTTCTTGATCACATAAGGAACAATGAACCTTATTAGTTTGTGGATCTAAATATGGTTCTTGAATTTTACCACAACCTTTATTGGTACAGAAAGTAGAAAATGCCATTAGATAATTTCCTTATTATAAGAAGATAGGGTTTCTATTAGTTTATTTATATCGTCTGGATATTTAATATCTAAAATAACTCTATGATTCCCCTGACGATTTACACCTAAATGAGGAATAATTACCTCTTCTTTATTTCTAGAGCGGGCAGGTATTTCTATTTCTTTATTACCTAAAATAGTATTTATCGTTTTTTGACAGCCTTGTAAAGCTTCTAATAAAGAAACTTCTAAATTAGAGATTACATGGGATCCCTCCAATGTCAAACCTGGTTCTGGAGTAACTTGGATATGTAAATGGGCATCTGTATACTGTTCTAATGGACCAAAACTTCCAGCATAATTTCCTTTACCATTCAATCTGAGAATGTTACTATTTTGAACTCCTCCAGGAATAGTTACATTAAGAGAAGTTTCGGCATCTAAAAATCCATCTGTATTGCATTTTTTGCAGGGTGCGCGAGGAACGTTACCGAAACATTTGGGACAAGTTTGTTTAAATAGTATCTGTCCCTTTTGTGAAGATACACTGCCGCGACCATTACATTTATCACAACCATTATTTAAAAGAACTTCTCCCTGTCCGTGGCACTCTTGGCACTTAACTTTTCTATTGAACTTCAAGTCTCTTTTACAACCTAAAACAGAATCTTTAAAAGAAATAGTAGTAAATAATTGAACGTGTTCAACTGGTACCATATTGTGATTACCAAAAGGATTAAATCCTTGATGCGAAGTTTGCCATGATAAATCTTCTTTATCGGTACCCTTACCAGTAGACACGCACTGATAAGCCTCGTTGATTTTCTTGAACTTGTCTTCGGCACCCGGATCCTTATTTATATCAGGATGGTACTTTTTAGTAAATTCGCGGTACTTCTTCTTAGCCTCCGCGGCGTCGGCATCCGGAGATAATTCTAAAATAGACCTGGCTTCTTGTAAATTCATTTCTTCTTCACCTTGCGCTTTTTCTTTACTGTACCGACCTTTTTGATTTTACGTTTGACTTGACCAGTTAAAACAAATGCATAATATAGAGCAACGGCGACACCATCTGCCATGTCATAGCTTTCTTCTTGAACTTTACCCTTCTTGCCAAACTGATAAGGGAAAGTAATTCCTAAATGTTTTGCCACAAGCTCCGGCATATCTTCTTTTTTAGGAAAAATATTGTTTTGTTTTAATCCGTGACGAATCGATAAAACATTAAATAATTCAGGACTTTTTTGTAAATGATCATGAGCTAATAAACAAGTCATTCTATTAAAGGTGGTTAACATAACAACGGTGTCAGCGGAACTTTTACCTTTCATAAATTTGATAATATCTTCAACTCCAATATGATCAGGCTGATAGCCATCCATGATATCTTTCAATCTATTTCTAGTATCTACTATTCTTTCAATAATAGTCCCTTCTTTCAGAGGCTTTAAATAATTAGCGTGAATGAAACTAATTTTATTTGATTGATCAATATCTAATATACAATATCCAATAGTAGTGCTGGAAACATCTATCCCTAAAACTCGTGTCATCTAATCTCCATAATGGAGATATAACAATAACATTATTTTTACGCACAAATGGAAAAAGACTCAAGGATTAGCTTGAGTCTTTTTTATGGTACTTCTAAACTGAATTAGGAAGCGACAGTTGCATCATGATCTGGAAAATCATTGGCAACATCATCTTCATCCGCACTCATATTTACAACTGGTGCAGTCTTTGGGGTAGCAGCTTTTGAAGTCTTTGCTTTGGCAGCAGGGGCTGCGGAAGCATCGGCAGTTACTACGCCATTGATCTTATCAATTCTCTTTTGAACATTCTCTGGAGAAAGAGGGGTTACTCTACGCTTCAAATCATCTAGATCGGCATCATCCTTAATCTTCTGATCAGCGGCAGAAAGAGGCTCCTTAGAAACTGGTTGAACTGAATAGTAATTCGTTGGTCCACCATTTTTGTCGACAACGATATCGATGTCGTATTTGGTTGGATCTCCCCAACGTTGAGTATTCTTAGCAAGTTTTCTGATTTGAGAAAACACTGCAAAAGAAATATCAAGAATCTTGTAAGTACCACTCTTGCGACTAATTACTCCAAGTAGCCAACGTGGCTTGGCTTTATCACCAACTGCACAAAGAGGACAAACACCGTGCATTTGAGAACAAGATACTTTTTGTCCAAATCCAGGATCACCCTCTTTCTTGTACTTGTGTACAAGATATTGATGAGGTTGGGTTACTAATCTCATCTCATTGGAACCTTCCTCTAGTCTAAGGAAAAGATCCTTGTTGTTTACTTGCTTCTTACCGTCCGCGCCGCCATAAACATCATCACTCCAACTAACTTCACCGAATGTAGTCATAATTATTCTCCTACTGTTTTCTCTTTTGTACATCAAGTACATTTTTTAAACAAATCTACCGTTTTTTATCGAAGCACCTTATTGTGCAAATCTAACGAAACGAGTACGACTATGATCAGAGGTGCGACCAAATCTTACGCCGATACCTCTACTTCTTATTCTATTTACTACCCTATCTAAAACTACTCTAAGAGCACATGGGGAACCTGGTAAAATTTGAGATTTTCTACTGCCCAACACACGAGCCAAAGCAGCATTCAAATCCGTCATCGTTCCAGTCCACAGAGTATCAGAGTTTCTTTCCATAATCGACAAAACCCCTTGAATTACAGTACTATCAACATTGTTCGATCGACTATTTATCTTACTATTAGATGCCATTTTATTACACTCACTTTCCTATATTTTTAGCTAATTATTTAACTAAAGTTTGAGTCTTATTTGCATTAAAAACTAAGCTTCTAATGCTATGAATTCTGTGCCATGGGAACATCATTTCTACTAATGTTTCCTTCTTTGTTGCTGCAACCATTTCTACAGCACTACCTATAATTTCATCTTCCGAAGATTCAGTAAAAAATCCCTTCACTCCAATAAATCCATTCTTATCATCTGGCTTATCTATTGCAATAAAACGAGTTAAAACTTTAGTAGTTTTAGCTGTATCTTCTAGAGTCACCAAGTACAAAGGTTTTCTGCTAATAGGACTACCAGATAAAACGGTTCCAGTTCCAATTGCTCCTGGCATACCTGGCTGAACTACTCCTACTGCTCCTACTGCAAAATCTTTAGAACCTGGCATTATTACTTACCTTTCCTACCACTCTTTTTCTTTTCAGAATCATCAGAAGAAGAGTCATCGTCTGCAACCACTCCAGCTTGAGCTAAAAAAGCCGCCCTCTTACTAGCTTGGTCTAATCTCTTTTGTTCCATCTTTTTTTCACGAGCGTCATTAATTTCTGCTAACAATTTATCTGCTAGTGCAGAATCTTCCTTAATAGCTTCACAGAATTTCGGGAAACCAACCCATTTACGATCGCCATATTCGTGAGACACCGTTGATGGTTTAGTGACTACACCGTAATCTAAAGCTAGTTGAGCGATCTCTTCGTGCTTATCTATAACACCGATTCCAAAGTTCACCTTGAATTCGCATGATCTTGGCCATGGTCCAAATTTACTTTTTTCAATAGTAGCCTTAATTGGATGACCAACTTTATTTTCTTTTTCATCAAGAATACGATCATCTTTTCTTTGAATGGCTTCAAAATAAACGTTTGCGCTTAATGTGTGAGCATAAGTATTGCCACCAGAAAAGGTATGATCTCCTTTATAAATATCAAAAGAGTCTCTCTTATGATTAATAATGATAAATGGTATTTGTGCTTTATTAACTTCTAAAGTAAGTTTTCTAAAAGTTGTAGTTAGAAACCTAGCTAGTAAAGACATATTCATCTTACCAATTGCAGAAGTGTCCTCGCCAGGCGGAATAATAGAGCCTAATGAGTCTAATACAATTAGATTTACATTAAATTCGCCAGCCGCGATCTTATCTAAGAAACCTTCTTTAGACTTTCCTTTTAAAACATGCTTTTGATCTTCTTTAGGAACTCCTAAAAGCATTTCAAAACACTTGCGTCCATTGGCAGCTAAATCACCTTCGACTAAAATAACTCTAGATGTATCAACTCCAAGAGTTTCTGCCCAATCAGAAGAAAAAGTTTGCTCTGCATCAATAAACATTTGCTGAGCAGTTGGATCTTGCTTTTGTGCTTCAACCATAGCAATCATGGCTAACAAAGTTTTACCAGAACCAGGAGGTCCATAATATTGAATTAATCTTCCTTTAGGAAGACCGCCTGAAGAAAGTGCATTATCTAATGCATAAGTCCCTGTAGAAATTACGGGAACTCTTTCGCCCACTTCTTCATGTGCCATCTTGAAATCTAACTGTTCTTCTGAATCCGCATAACCTTTAAAAAAAGCTTCTAATTGTTTCGACATTTTATCTCCGATTATTCGTAGCCTTCGGGAACCTTGTCAGCCGTCGTACTCGAACTATATCCGAGGATCGTTCGGCGTAGCCCCTGCGCAATATCTTTAAAATGATGGTGAGCCTTCACTAAAATTTCATATTTGCGGTCGAGGACGAGTTTGCTTCCCTTCGCACTACCTAGTTTGTCTTGCCATTGTTCAAGTTCGGGTGAGCCAACTTCGCCCGCCCATTTCTTCATCTCCATCGTAGTTCTACCTTCAGGAGCAGTATACTCTAAAGAGATTTTATTTTTGGTACTATTTACTTTTGTTTCTAAGAAACCTATTATCTTTACCATTTTTCCTAAATAACCTGCCACAACGTCTGCTCCACGTAAAGCTTGTTGTTGTAAAAGCTCAACATGAGCTAAATCAATTGCGTCAGTTTCTTTAAGATTTACTAACACTTGCTCTATTTCCGACATATCAAAATCAGAGAAATTTTCCTCTAATTCTGTGCTTACAAAATCACCTAATTTTACTCGTTGAGTCATATTATCTTCCTTAATCTATAATGTAGAATGTAGAATACTGAACTTTTTCTCGACAAAATACTTAAAACCATAAAAATGTCAGCGTTGCGTCTGTAGTTGTTGGAGGAACTTCTACCATACCAATAGCTGGATAGGTCGATTGGGCGCGAACGATTGTTAATAATCCCGTTGCTGAAACATACAAATTAGCATTAACGGGATATGACACTGTAGTATCAAAGGTATCTGTTGTATAGCGTCCTCGATTATGTTGTACTAGGGCTGAATATGGAAATTCTTTATTAACTGAAGATTTATCACCTGGAGGACGACCGCCTAAAAATTTGAGTACTATTCCATAAGGGCAAGTACCGTCACTTAAAGTAAACATTACTTCATTATTAATAGTTGTCAATTGTGCAATTTGTCCCGCTTTTAACGTTACACCTGGGATAACTTTTTTATTTACTGCATCATGACCGAGTACTGTTAACATATTTTATTCCTTTTTAAATTCTTGTATTTTAAGTTTCATTTGATTACAAACATCAGTTACTTCAGCATGCATCATTCTTAAATGTTGATGTTGCATTAAACTCATGCAAAATAAAAATACTTCAAAACTGGTTCTAAATTTAGATGGTGGTCTCAAAAAAACAATTATTCCATTATTGTCCGTTTCAAATAAAACATTGAATAAATCTTCACCTTTATTATTTGACTATTTTATTATACATAGTCCATTCATCTTCTGTCATTTCAACTTTTTTATTAGTAACTATTCTAATTGGCATAATCTTATCACCTAATTTAAATTAAGACCTGGAAAATGAACCTTTAGCACCTGTTGCAATATTTCTTCTCGAATCTGATACTTTGGCTTGTAGTCTTTGTAAATGAGCTAAATCTTTAGCATTAGCATTTCCACCACTGCCACCTGCTTTACCAGATGCCGCAGCAATATTGGCTTGCAAAATAAAATCTCCGCCTGGCAAATCATCATCACTACCTGAATCCAATGAAGACGCTATCTCTCCACTAGACATTTGAAATTCAGCCACTGCTTCGGCTTCAGCCTCACTCATCATAGCAGTGGTGGTAGTAGTCATACTACCACCCGATCCGGCTTTTTTAATTTGTTGAGCAACACTCTTTAAATATTGAGTCTTTTCTGCTGGAGATTGGAAAATAAGATTAGCATTCGGTCCCAATTGTTGATTAGTAGGACCAGTCTTTTTAATTACCTCTGCTCTAGTAAAGAAATCATTAGTCTTTTCTTCTGATTGAAGATTTTCTGCCTCAATTTCTTGCTCACCAGTTTCAGTTTGAACTTTAACAGTAAATTTCTTTCTTTCTTGGAAATCACGGTCATCTTGAACTTTCTTAAGATCTTTGAGTAATTCTTTAGGCATGTATTTACTAAGATCTGGAGAATCTGTTTTAATAAAATTATGATTAGAAAGTAACCAATCATTTAATTGATCTGGATACTCTGTTAGAGCTGACATTGTTTCAGCTAAAGAGGTTAGTAATTCTTTTAAACGAGTTTCTAGAATTACTTGACCACAAAATGGACAAAGGTTTTTTTCAATAGCATGCTTCCATTTTGGATTTATTTCTGTTTCACAACTAACACATTTCATACTTTACTCGCTCTCCAAAAGACTGGTTTACGGACACTGGCAGTTTTCACGCGGATGCGTCCCTTACTTATATAGTCAAGTGCTTCTTGGCTTAGAACCTCACCAAAAATACCATCAAATTGTTCTTGCAGTTTTTCAATCTTACCTGGTGATTTTGCTTTAATATCATCGACAGTTTTCTTAATGCGATAAATACTCAAAGGCAAAGCATTTTTATCAGCAATATAATCTGTAGTAATTATCCCTAGTCCCGCCTGTAATTTATAGTCCTTGTGAAGCTGTGCAAACTCATATAACTTCTTCAATCTGATTTCAGAAGCTGAGGGCTGTACCTCTACGACCACCGTGGGTGGAACGGAAGAATTAACCAAATCCTTGAGACTTCCTCTGTCTGAACGTTGTTTGACACTTCTAATGGGCATTGTACCTCAATTATATGCAATATTATTTATTCTTGCTCTTAACATTTTTCTTAATGGACTTTTTAGGTGTTGCGCGTTCTTTGGTTACTTTACCTTTGACAGTTCCAACCTTAATTTTATCCCATTCTGATAACGCAAATTTAGCGAGATCCATAATCTCTTGACGATGTTCTGCTATATTTAATTTTTAAAGTTCGGCTAATTTTTGCTGAAATATTTCCGCAGCTTTTTGTGTTAATGCTTCGCAGGAGCAATCGCTGCAACATCCGCAGCCTTTGGTCGGTTTGGCAAGAATTGGCTCTGGAACAATCGTAGGCGCCAAAGGAGGAGCGGCAGGTGTAGGAGACACAACTGGTAGCACTGAAGGCGCTACGGTCAAACCAGGCACCACAGCAGGCACTGTTACGGCAACCTCTGTAACTGCTGGAGCATAGTAAGGAGATTTTTTAGAAACAAGCGGTCTACTAAAAGAACCCGATCTTGGCTCTTTGATATTGAACTCTTCAAATGTACGAAGCTGATTGTTATACCTAATAGTCGTACTAGGCTTGGTAAACCAAGTAGTTGTACCATGATTACGCTTCAAAGGACCAATACCATCAAATAATCGATCAAAACCAGCATATGGATCCATATTCAAATCTCTAACTTTAATAACATGGAACATTAGTTTATTAATGCATATGGTTAAAACATTAGCTATACTTAGTAGAAAACTAGTGTACTTTCTCTTAAAAAACTGTTTCATTATTATTCCTTCACATTCTTAAAAGGTTTTCTGCCTCTTCTTGGTTTCTCAACAATTTCAGAAACCTTAGTTAGAGATTCTAGTTCCTTTTGAGTTGGCTTGAAATTTGACTCGACAATAACTGGTGATGCACTCATTTCACTAGCTAAAAATACAGAATTAGGATTTAGAGACATTACACTTACGGTATTAACTGTGCTTATTACATCGCCCGACGTAGGGTAATAAGAAGCTAACGTTGGACCATTAACCGCGATTCCACTGGTAGTATTTCCGGTGAAGGTGCCAGTGAAAGTATCGCCGTAAGTCTGTGACAGAGAATTGATGTTACTGAAGGTGTGACTAGCGGAGCCGGTATAGTTGAGTTGTTGTTGTGGAGTTAAATCAACACTTCGCGTCACCACACCTTCAGTAACATGATCGTAATTTGTTACGCCT